GTGTTTACGAGAGCCACGTAATAAACTGTTTACACGTGCCATAGCCCAACTTTGCATTGTTTGTCCTGGTCTACTACCAGCACTTAAAAAAGCACCCTTACCTCTACGATATACTGCTGTTAAATCACGTAGGTTAAACAGTTTGCTCTTTTTTGCTTTGTTTTGTAATGCTGTTCTTTCACGAGCACTTAATGGTTTACTTTTTCTTTTTGCCAAGTGATACTCTCCTGTTAATCAGTGTTTGTGGAACACGTTTACCTGCTTTGTATAATTTGCTTATACGTTTAATAATACTTGCTAATTCTGTTCGTGTTGAGCCTTTTGTTCCGCTCAAATACCTTTTTGGAAGTCCTGTCTTTTTGTCTTTTACTGCTTTTCTACGTTTCATAATAGTATTTATGCTCTCGTTATGTCACCGTTTGAAAGTGTTTGTATTGCTGGTAAACCAAATACTTTAATTGACACTGTTGTATCAGATGTTACTTTACCAAATGTATCTAAATCACGTATGCTAATTTTTGGTGCTGT